CACTCAAAGCTCCCAGCCTAGAACTGATACCTAACGCGCTCATGCTATGTGAGTTGCTTTGTGAGCTAAGAGAGGCTGACCCTTTTGGTCCCGTCCTTGTCAATTCATGGTACAGAGACAGGCTTTACAACTACAGCATTGGTGGCGTCGCGAGGTCTATGCACAAAACGTGCGGCGCTGCTGACATTACAAAAATAGGCTGGACCACAGACGAAGTAGCCACATGGCTTGAGGCCCATTCCGAATCTGGAAATCTTGGAGTGGGGCGCTACAAGGCGTTTACACATATCGACATACGCGGCAAGCTCGGCAGGTTGTCGCCAGCCCGCTGGGGGTCTAGTGAATAACGGCCTCAGACTTTCCTTGGTCCCCTCCTGGTTTTGGATTGTGCTACCGCTAGTGGGTATGCTGGCTGTCGGTATTCGGGGGGCCACTCAGGCAAGTTACTATCGCGGAATAGCGGATGATGCGGAATCCCGACTAGAAGAGCAGCGGGCGGTTCTTGATTCGGTCGTTTGGCGTGCCGATTCTTTGACGAAGGCACTAGAAGCAGCCGACTCGGTAGTCGCGGTTCAGAGGCGCGAAGCCGAAGAAGAGGTCGCAAGGTTAGTCCTGAGTCGGGAACAGGCGCGAGAGCGCTCAGAGGCCACCGTGGCTAGTCTCAGAATCAGCCTAGATGCGCGTCAGGTTATAGAACTAGATCAAGTAGTTGAAAGTTACGAAATTCAGATTGCATCGTTAGAGGAAGTAATAGGAGTGGAGCGCAGTCTTACAGCAGCCGAACGAATGAGGGCGACACAGTCCAGTGAGCTTGTGTTAAGTCTACGGTCGGTGATCGCAGAACAGGAAGAGCGGTCTTCTATTATGACAATAGAGATTGAAGCCCTGCGTTCATCTATCCAACCAAGTTTGGGCCTAAGAATTAAAGCTGATTGGTGGCTGGCAGCCGTGGGATTCGCCGCGGGAGCATTGATTACGGAATGACCCCAAAATCCAGTATTTAAGAAATTTCCCAGAATTTCCCAAAAAACGACCCTCTAGGATGCGTTCTAAGGCACTTCGTCGGGGTCAGGTGGGGGCTAGGGTAGGCGAAAAACCCCCTTTTTAAGCCTATTGTTGGGAGTGTCGAGTGAGAATTTCAAACTCAACCATCTGTGCCTCATAATGTTGTATCTGCCTCCTAGCAAAGTCTTGCTCCTTCACTAATTTAGCCAAGTCATCGGCCATTTCCTCCTTCATTTCTTTAAACAACTTCATCGCCCTCTTTTCTCTTATAGAACGTCCGACAATGTTGTCTCCGATAAGTTCTGGAATTGACTGCCAGTCGCACTCCATGTGTTCATTCCAGCCGTATCGCCAATCCTCGTTTTTAAGGTAATAAACGCTCACCTCCTTGTTCATCTTTTCGAGAATCTCCGCCTGTGTTAACTCGTAGGATCTTTTGTATCCATCTATATCTGTCTCAATTACAGTATATTTTCGTTCACTCACTTTTCCTCTTCTCCCGTATAATTAAACAATAACGCACTGTCACCCGTTCAAGAGTATGACGCCCCCCACCAGGAGCGCCCGCTCTTCTTCGGACATCCGAATACTTGGATCGGTTAATAGTTTTTCCGCATAAAAAGCCCATCTTAGCGCAAGCAACGTCGGAACGGGTTCCAGTTGGGCGGCATCCAGCCAACGGAGGGCTGCCTTCGATGCCAGGAACACCGTTGCGTCTAGCCATTCTCTCGGAATGTGTGTCCCCTTGCGGCGCATATCGTCGGCCGCCCTCCATATCACCGCTAGGGCTACACGGCGGTACGCGTGGTGGTCAATCAGCTTTTTCACCTGGCGCTTCGCACTGAACTTCGACGGCTATTTCCCTCTCTCTTTTTGCTTTCGCCTTGGCCTCTACGGCCTTGAGTCCAGCAAGGAAGTCGTCGCCTATGGACACGCCAATAACTGTCGTGCTGTCGGGCCTTCCGTAAGAGGCGCGGTCATATCTTTCGGCGATCCATCTGCGGTACTCAGACCTAAGACGTGCGGCGGGAACAGTCCCGTCATCTGCGCCGTCTACAATCCTCAACCCCTCTTCAACTAAATCAGATGCGATAATTTGCTTCACGTCTTGCCATCGGTTCCAGCGCCCCTGGGTGATGTCAGCTTTTAACCACTCGTAGAATGGACCAGTCGACATTGTCCCGACCCGTGGAGGCAAGTTCCTCAACAGGGTTCGCACATCACGGTATTTCAAGTAAAGCTCAAAGACCTTTTCTTCTCCGTAGGCATCAAGCCGTTTTCCTGCGCTTTTTGTAAGTTTTTTTCCAGCCAAGTTTCTTCCTCTCCTTCTCCCAGCTAGGCCAAGAGTTTATAAGTTCTTCCAATCTCGCCGCGAGCCTCTCTTCCGACACGCGGTTTCCTTCTCGATCAAAGCGTAGAGAGTCGTTGTCAGGTAATCTGAGGCCACTATCAAGTTCTCGGATAGTGTCCGCGATTTCCCTTCTCCACTCATCTGCGTCTTGGGTGCATTCCTCTAAGGGGAGCAAGTCGAGCGCGGACAAGAGCGCCCGAACCCTCCGATAAGAACGGTTGCTCATGTCGGCCACAGGTCCTCTTCATCTGGATCTGCCTCTCGTTGAGCTAGAGTTTTGTAATCCCATTCGACAGGGATCTCAAGGCAGGGGCCGTGCCTATTCTTTGTTACACAAACCCACGTTTTCGCCTTGTTACCCTCCCTCCTGTAGCGCGAGTGGTCCAACAGGCAGATCACGTCTGCATGGCTCTCTATGGAGTGGCCCCCGAAGAGGCCGCTACTGCGTGGTGTCTCTTGAATAGAACTGGTCGCCCTGTTGAACTGAGAACAAATAATGATGGCGCTTTTCGACTTGACTGCCCAAGCCCTCAACTCACTGATAACGCGTTGAATCCCACGGTGAAGCATCTCGTCGTCACCCAACACTACGCACTGAAGGTGGTCGAGAATGAAGTATCGACATCCAGCCGCGTGGCACTTCTTCACATATTGCATGACGTGTTCCCAGCCAGTGACGATACTATCTGGCACCCAGACAGGAGGAAGGTCCGCAAAGTGTTGTTGGGTCTTATTCCAAGAGAGTCCACAGAACGAACCCTTTTCCAGCAGACGAAGCGCTGTCCCAGAATGAAGAGAGTACAAACGTGTGGCTAGTTGTGTAGAGGACATTTCCAGGCTGATAAAGGAAACTGGCTCTGGTGGGGATGCGTCGAGCGCTGCGCTCGCAAGGTTCAAAACAAATGCCGACTTGCCAAACCCTGGAGAACCGCCCACGACCATAAGCCACCCCGAAGTCTTTGCGATTCCTCGCCCACCTCCGTCGTCGCGCATGATTTTGTTGAGAGTGGGCAGGTGTGTTGGAATTGCCGTGACTTCCCGAAGCTGGCCTTCAGCCCAATCGCCCAAGAAGTCGTCTGAGAATATATCCCTCATCGTGTGTACGCCCACGCTGGCAGCGAAAGCTCTTGCACTTCCGTGGGGTAAGAAGGCCATTCGTCGCTACTTTCACAGTCAGCCCAAACTCCCAGTAAACGCTCAACATCAGCCTTACCCAAAGCGAGTGCATCGGGATCTAGCTCGTACATGGCTGTGCAGTATGGAGGCGACTTTTCCACACAAATGAATATAAACCTGTTGCGGTGTGTTTGCTCCCCTGTTTCCATGTGTTGGGTCGCGGACAAATAATGCGACGCTTGTCTCATGTATCCAAAGTTGAACACGCTGCGTTGAAACTCCTTCGGACTGGCATTAACTGTGGTCTTAACGTCCACCAAACATGATCCCCACTCGGAGTCAGCAAACGGCATTGCATCTATGCGCGCCTTGCATGGAATCCCAGTCTTCGGATCGGTCCAATAGCTACTGACTTCCGCGTTAGAGGCTTCCAAGAGACTTGCCGCCACAGGATTCCCCAGCACGCTGTCACGCATTGTTATAATCATATCATAATCGGAAGCCTTCAGAATTTGGTCGGGTGGAAACTGTTCGGCCAACTCAGCCTTTGCTTCCTTCACGGCCTTTGAAGCTCCATGCCCTTCGGGTATCCTGCCCCACTCTCCCGAAAAAAGCTCTGGCTCCAAGACGGCGCTATGAACAGCACTACCAATAATCATAGCTCTCGTTGGCTCATCGGGGTGGTCCAAAGAATGTTTAAGATGCGCTGGCGAGCGGTTCAGTTTGTTCAGGCGAGATGCAGAAGCACCAGCCTGGCTGTGGTACTCTTCGGCGCTCTGGTTAAATAATAACTTACTGTCATGTGTCATTGTTCTACGCTCCAATTCCGACTAACGGTCGGGGTGTGTGGTGTGGCCTTAGTCTTTACCAAGGCGCGATGAGTCCAACTTTCCCTTCTTTCCTCACTCCGAAACAAACTCTCTGGAAGCTGATAAGCCCTCGTCGCCATGTGGTGAGGGCTGGCCTTCACCTGTTTCAGTACAGCCCTGAACAGAACCAACGGGTCGGTTCCGTTCTTGTTTAACTGTTCGTCGTACAGGGCAGTTAGCACACCCTTTCTCTTCTCAGTTAAACGAGGGTGGGGAGGTTGTGGCGAAAGAACCTCAAGCCAAACATCCCACAGCGCATTCGCGTGGGGGTTGTTGGTCTTGTTTGTTTTTATTGCTTTTACTGCTTTACTTTTGTGCTGGATCTGTTCTGGATCTGTTCTAAGCTCCTTCTTCTTATAGCTTGAAAAGTCTTGGTACTCCTTGTAATTCACTATCCTGAGATGTGTTCCAAGCGACGAAGAATTTGACACTATCTCAATACGTCCGTCGTCTTCTAGGGTTTTTAGCATCCCTGCGATACGACTAGTGGACCAAGAGATGAGCTTGTTGTTACCAGTGTACGCGCAGTCCTCACTGATTTTTCTCAGCGAGCGCAGGAATTCTCCCTTCCTGACCGTGATCTCAACGGAGCCGCGAGAATAAGTATACTCTTTGTTCCCGTAGTTAGCTCTGATCAACAGGTAGACGAAAAGCCGAACTAGGTCGGAATTCATACGCCACAAGTCGTTGTCAAGTAAATCACGCGAGAGCAGGATAAATCCACTGGTACTCATGCGCTTACAATGTCGCCGCGAGACTCAAGGAAGTCGTACACATCACGAACATTGTAGGCTACTAAGTGCGGAACACCAGTGCGTTCACATTCCAACTGGAATTCGACCTGGCTTTCACGAAGTTTGCCCTTCGGACCCTTTACTTCGATAAAGAAGAAGGGAACCTTGGACTTCGCGGCATTAAAGACCAACAAGTCTGGAATCCCTGGGGTCTGTCTCGTTCCCCCCTTTTCTCGCCGATAGCCCTGTTCGGTACTATAGACTGAGCATCCGAACATCTGCAAGAATTTGCGAATTTCTAAGGATACCTTGGCTTCGCCCTTAATCTTTCGTGCCATAGTCCGACGCGCCTTCTTTTGGTGGGTACTGCTCATAGAGCTTTTGAAGGCAGATCAGAATGTGATCGTTGGCTTGGTCGAGGGCCGCCCTCGCGCTATTGAGGGCGGCCTTGCTTCCGTTCTGGAGTAATGCGTCGGGGACGCGGCCTAGCCGCTTGTTCGCACGACGAAGCTCGTCTTGAGTTTCCCCGATCTCAGCACTAAGCTGGGGCAGGAGTTGCTCAACAGTTTTCTGCAGGTTAGAAGGGGTCGACATCGGCGTCCCCCTTCGTGGGTGCTGACTGTTGTGAGCTTGGCTTCCATGTATCGACTTGAGCGTACCACTTTAGGTTGCCCTCTTCGTCTTCCTTGAATCCTTCTTTCACATCAATGCGTAGCCACTCTTCGCCAGACTCTGTTTTCTTGGCAAGATACTCCAAGAATGTGTCGACCTGGATGCTGATTCTTCCCTTGATGAAACTGGGGGCGCCAGGGCGAGGTGCCTGAACGTAAAGTCCGTTTGGGAATTCTTTTTCTGATTCTCCTGATGGCATAATGTATTCTCCGTGTTGTGTGACAGTGGGTTGTTGTGTGTTTACAGTGGCCGTTGGCACGTCGGGCAGCGTTCGTGCTGCACTCTGGGCAACGGGTTTTCAATGCGCTCTTCGACCAAGTGGTAAGTGGCCTCCGTAGCACCTTCGACGTACTCAAGTATCCCAACGCCTAAAAGTTCTGAGATCCGCTTTCTAATGGTGCTGGACCTGTAGTGTTCGAACTCTGGCAGTCGCTCTGCTTGATGCGCGGTCATGTCTCCATCTTGCCTAAAGGCGTCAATGACTGCGGCTTGAATCTTTCCCCGCTTCAGTGAAATCGACCCTGCCGCCTCTTGGGCGTATTCGCGGTCGGAATTTCTCACTAGTGGCGCGTCGGAAAAGATATTGGTTTGGCTTGGGTCGGCATCTAAGTCGGCCAATGGCTTTGGAGCGTCTTGTTCGTCCATACAAGTTCGTCGGCGCCCTGCGTGGAGCTTGTCCCACATATCGCGATCCCTCTTCTCGTAATTAGACACGCCCAATTACCCCCTCTAGGTGCTTGATGCCCTTTTCTACCCGATCAAGGGGACCACCTGCTTCGATAAGTTTGCGTCCCAAGTTGAGAACCTTCTCATCAACTCCTCCATGTTCCTCACAGGCGCTTAAGAGGCCCTCAAGCAATTCAACGCGTTCGGCCAGAATCTTATCTGCCTTTAGTACCAACCGCTGGACCGCCTCCTCCTCTGCTTCTTTGAGTTTTGCCTCTGCTTCAGCTTGCTTCTTCTTCTGCGCTGTTGTCAGCGGCTTGGGCGCCTTGGACGGCTTAACGTGCGTGATTCTCACTGGGACTGGTACACCCTTCCCATCACGGTAAAGCTGGAACCCAAGCCCAGTAAGTACCGCGACACATTTGACGAAAGCTCTCCAGCGTCCATCGTTTATGTCACGACTGCTTGGGCTAGAATCTGGACCTGCTACGATTGCATCAAATCGGTTGTCCATGACAGGCAAGTCCACTGTGCGCGAAACCGCTCCGATTGAAACCGTACAGCCAACTTCTGCCGACCCATCGGGGTAAAGCTGGACTGGGGTGAAGTGATACTCGAATTCTGGGTAATGTGCCTGTAGAATAGCTAGGCAGTCTGACCAAGGTATCCAACTGAGCGTGCGCTTTCCGACGCCCCTGCTCTTCGTGTATTCGGTTACGTCAATCGTGGACATCTTCTTCCATATCTCAGAATGCGTAATTGAGGCGGCGGCTATTATTTCCTTCGCCTGTTCATCACTCTTCTTGCTCATGCTTCTCTTCTCCTGTTGTGGTGTCTTTGGAAATTGGCGACGCTAGAATGCGGAAATCTCCGACTAAGAATTCGCGGACGCATCTTGGAATAGGGCGGTGTCCAGCCAGCCACCTATATATAGTCGTCGGCGGCCTAACTAGGACTTCGCGAGCGTACCGTTTAACTCCACGGCCATCGCGGTCGATTGCTGACCGTAAGGACTTTATCGCCCAGTCGTTACGGTGTGGGGACCGTTCGTGCATTCTAGCTCCATTGTCTACCAAGAATGCCGCAAAGGTTTAGCGGCGAGGAGAAAGCTACTCAAAAAAAGTGACCAATGCAACTGGCAATTCCTCTCGATATAACACCTGACAGCGAGCCTATATATATATATGTCGCAAAAAATACCGCATGGGTACAGGCGCGGTTGCCACTCCATTGCGTAAATGGTCTAGTTGTGTTCTATTGGGTTGCATTGGTCACTATAGGATACACCACAACCGCTTGGAGGTAGAAATGGATAGGACAACACTGACAAACTTTAACAACATTCGTAGTGAGATAATAAGGATCAGGGTGAGAAACCTGATAAACACCTTACACGCGAACCAGGGACTTTACGAAGTGGAGTCTATCGGTACAGAGATGAACTGGCTCCAGATCGAAATAAAGGAAGCATCACAGCGGCGACTAAAGAAGTTGACGCGAATCACACCACAAGACACGGAAGGTAAAGAAGATGACAAAGAAAATGAGTGACAACAGCTTTGAGATTGATTCGGGCATTTCGCAGTCGAACCATGGAAGTGGGGGTCAGCCTATGTATCCGTGGGAAGACATGAAGTCGGGAGATTCTTTTTTCGTGTCCACGCACGCTGGGGACCATCGTCGTATTGCCAACACTGTGTACAACTGCGGTAGGGTATGGTTGGAACGCCGTGGCCTCGACGGTCAGTTCAGGGTTTCGCAACGTCAGGTAAAGGAAGGTGGTCTTAGGGGGGTTCGGGTCTGGATGCTGGACAGAAGTGAGCCGAATCATTCGTTATTCGGAGCGTCCTGATGCCTCTGACCATGAACGGTCCCTATGGACAGGACGACCTCGCCGTCATCGTCTTCCTGATATACGCTATCGGCTGGCTGGTAGTGATCGGATTAGTCGAGATGGTATTGAAGGTAAAAGACGATAGAGAACTTTAAGGGAGAGAGTTATGCGTAGAAAAATAGGAGTCAGGAATCAAGATGCGGTTGTGCTGGTAGTGTTGATTTATGTGATGATCGCCTGTCTTTATTATGGGGGGATGTGATGCTAAAAGCTAATGGGTTAGACGATGCGGTGATCGGTAAGACATATGACATGGCCGTTCAAGAGGACAGGCTGGTATACAGTGTCCAGAAATGCATCAAGGTTTTCGTAGACCGTGACGGCATGACCCATGAAGAGGCCAGGGAGTTCTTGGAGTTCAACACCTTGTGTGTGTATGTGGACAAGAGTCAGCCGATTTTTGTAGACGCAGAATACTTTGATTGCATAGAGGACCTCTCTGAAGATGACATCGACGCCGAAGAACTGGGAGGGAAGGTATGAAGTGTGTAATATGTAAAGGTAAGATATTAGGATTTGGTAACAACGCGTGGCCACTACATGATGGACAATGTTGTGATATATGCAACGGCACGGTCGTCCTCCTGCGACGACTGGAAGATATGCTTAGAAGTGGTTCTCGAAAGAAAGCGAAAGGGGGATCTATAGATTAGGGTAAGCCATATCCAGCGGTGGCGAGAAGTCATCGCGTAACAAAACCATTCGTGACCACCACTCAGGGGGACACCATGCAAGAAGGGACACTGCTTTATGAGAGCGGTGTCTTTTTTTTAAGAATCCTTAAGAATCCCTGAGAATCCATTTGCGGTGAAGAATCCCCAATCCCCAGCAACACCCCCGTACAAAACCAGGGAAACAACCGAGAGCGAAAGTGTGAGTGTGGCACACCTCCCAGCGCGGCACATCTCCCATTGTACATAAGTGTCATCTGCACTTGTTACACCATTGGCCCGTCACGACTTTTGAACAGACAAGCAAACGCGTGACAATTCATTGTCAGAAGGAAATGGCTTAACTAAGGGCTTTTCAGGGGTCACGGTTTGAGGCTGCCCCGCTGCGGGCTGTTTAGAGACTTCTGCCGATTCTTAAGAATCTTTGAGAATCTTTGAGAATCCCTTCTAAGAATCTTTGAGAATCCCTTCTAAGAATCTCCTAAGAATCCCCTAAGAATCTCTCCCCACGCGCGCACATACGCCCTCGTACGCGCGCGACGTGCGCTCGCGACGTGCGCTGGGGCGCGGCCATTTACTATTCTCAAAAATTCATTTTTTGACTTTTCCATTTTTGACGTCGACCAGCGCGCCGAAATCTTGGTCGGATTCTTGGTCGAATTTCGCGTCGAATTTTGCGTCGAATTCTTGGTCGAATTTCGCGCGTCGAATTCTTGGTCGAAATCTTCGCCGCGGTTTTTTTCGCGCTTGTGATTTTTTTTGACGTCGACCAGCGCGCCGAAATCTTGGTCGGATTTTCTGGCAACGTATTGTGACGCGCTTGCGTTATCGTATCGCATTTCCATATCTTAGGAGTGTAGTCAATTGTTAGTTATTTATTTCCACCACGTCAGGAGTTTTAAGATGAAAGTTTCCAACTTCGTAAAAATGGCACGACGAGCCATTCAAAAACGCCGTAACATTTTAGTGGCGGGCGCCGCTGGTATCGGCAAGACTGAGCTAATCTTGCAAGCGGTCGAAGCGGAAGGCGCCGACGTTATGATATCGCACGCCGTGACGGCCAACCCGATCGACGCAAAAGGGATGCCAACTATTTCCAAGTGTCGGACGTTCGCCGACTTCGTACCGTTCGCCGACCTTCGGCGCGCGATGGATCAAGACCCGACGAAGACGCTAGTGTGGTTTCTCGACGATTTCGGACAGGCGCCCGAATCGGTTCAGGCGTCTTTCATGCAACTGATTTTAGGCCGCAAAATTAACGGCCATAAAATTCCCGATAGTGTGTGCTTTTTCGTCGCGACGAATCGCAAGCAAGATCGCGCTGGCGTTCGCGCGATCCTAGAACCTGTCAAGTCGCGCTTCGTTACGTTGGTTGAGCTAGAACCCGACGTCGAATCTTGGTCGGACTGGGCGCTCGCGAAATTACCCGACAGTATCCACACCGCCACGCTAGTCGCGTTCCTTCGGTTCTCGCCCGATCAATTCTTTGTACACGCGCCGACCGCCGACCTAACGAATTCGGCGTCACCCAGAACCTGGAAGCACGCGAGCGACGTGCTGGAAGATTTCTCCGATCTAGGCGCCACGGTTCTCGACGAAATGCTAGTCGGCGCGGTCGGCGCAGACGCGTTTAATTTCTTCGACGCGTTTCGTAAAATCCAGTCGGAATTGCCAACGATAGATTCAATCCTTGATGACCCGAACGGCTTCGACTTATCGAATGTTAAGCCGTCGGTTTTATGGGCGATTATCACGGCGCTAGGAATGCGCGCCAATGCTGGCAACTTCGCCGCCGTCGGTCGGTTCGCCGAACGGCTGGTCGAAGGCCACGGCGAGTTCGCCGCGATGCTAGTGCGCGATGTGATTAAGCGCGACCCAACGATTCAAAACACCCCCGCATTTACTTCAATCATAACTGGCGACTTGGGCGACCTTGTTGCTGGCAACTAGAGAGGATTAGAACAATGATACGTATAGACGACCTTCACACCCGCGCCACACTGGTCAAGCTCTCAATCTCAACCTGGAGCGCTCGCAAATTTGACAAGACCGTGACCGCTTCGGTCAACGCGCAACACAACGCGCAAGACGCGGGCCGCTTTAATAAGAAGCTCCTAGCTAGTGACGCCGAATCATATAAGGATCTTATTAAATTATGCAACGAAGCGCGGTCGGCGCATTATGAAAATACCCTTGCTTGGGGCGACGACGGCTACCGCCTTTTACCTTCGTCGAATTACATGGAATACGTTAAAATCATGCGAGCCTTGAAAGTCGAATTTGACAACTTACTTTCCAAATTTGTCGGCGACTATCCATTGCTTATTGAGTCGGCGAAGTCCGCCCTCAACGGTATGTTCGTCCACTCCGATTATCCTTCGACTTGGAACCTGCGACACCGTTTTGATATGGCTTCGGATTTCCTACCGTTGCCGACCGTCGGCGACTTCCGCGTTGCGCTACCAGAAGCCGAAGTACAAGCGCTCCAGGCGTCGGTCGCTCGCAAGGTCCAAGCCAGCGCCGACGAAGCGCTCGACGACGCACGCGGACGGCTCGTCGAAGTGGTCAAGAAAATGACCGACAAGCTGTCCGACCCAACCGCGATATTCCGCGATACACTGGTAACGAATGGGCGCGACTTGGTCGACGTTTTAAGCCGCCTGAATCTAGGCGATAAGGAACTAGAAGCGATGCGCGAGCGGGTCGAGCGCGAACTATCCACAGTCGACGCCGAAGACCTTCGGAATGACCCGACAACGCGTCGTGACGTAGCGTCGAAGGCGTCGAAGATTCTTTCGGATATGGGCGACGTTTTCGGGGGTGCAAAATGATTACCACAGCACGCGAAAAAATGAGCAAGGCGCGGACTACTCTTGTCATGGATTTTCCATTTTGGGGCGCGCTATCTCTTCGGTCGGATCTGATCGAAGACGCGACCTGCAAGACCGCTTATACCGACGGCGTAAATATCGGCTACAATCCGACTTGGATTCTAGGCTTGACCTTCGCGGAATGTGTCGGACTGGTCGCCCACGAAGTCGCCCACATTGCGCTAGGTCATAACTTCCGCCGCGACGGTCGCGATCCTTACTTTTGGAATGTCGCGTGCGACTTCGCCTTAAATGCCGAACTAATTTTGGCTGGCTTCACATTGCCCGAAGGCGCGTTGTTGAACGACGATTATTCGGGGCGGTCCGCCGAATGGATCTTCGCAAGAGTAGCCGAGCAAGACGACGAAGACGGCGCTGGTTCGGACGACGACGACGGCGACCAAGATTCCGACGACGGCGACCAAGATTCCGACGACGGCGACGGTCCAAGCGGCGACGACGGCGACCAAGATTCCGACGACGACGGCGAGCAAGGCGACGAAGATTCCGACGAAGATTCCGACGGTCAATCTGCTGACAATGAATTACCAGAAGGTGCCGACGAAGATTCCGACCAGCCGAAGCGCCCAGCTAAGTTTGGCGAAGTCGGCGAAGTACGCGACGCGCCTTCGGATCTAGACCGCGAAGACCTAGAAAATGAAATCAAGAAGGCGGTCACTCAGGCGCGTATGGTCGCGGATAAATTCGACGGCCTAGACGCGGCGTCGACGCGGCTTGCAAAACACGCTACTGAATCGAAGGCGGATTGGAGAAATGAACTACGGCGCTTCGCCGATCAAGTCGCCGCGGTCGATTACGACTGGGCAACGTGCGACCGTCGATTTAGTGAAGATGATTTCCACATCCCAGAGCTAGGCGCGAAAGGAATGGGACACCTAGTCACGGTCGTTGATACGTCGGGGTCGGTCGACGACGTGACACTATCACAATACGCGAAAGAAGTCGGCGAAATCTTCGAAGAGACCGACGCGGAATCCATCACGGTTATCTATGCGGATTACGCGGTGCAAGCGGTCGACCGATTCAGTCGC